CTCGCGTGTAGCAGCAGCGGACATTTGGCGCGTGGAAATCGCCACCAGTATAAGATCCGGCCAGACCCCCTACTCGCCATACTCCGCTGATATCCCCCAAGACATAACAATTGTCAATGAAATCGGCATCTGTCAGTCCGACAATCCCGCCCACTCCAGCTTGACCGTGGGTCAGCCCTGGATAGTCCCCAGAGGTTCCCGTGATATCGCCCTCGGTGTAGCAATATCGTATTTTGGGTCGGTAGGTAGCAGCCCCGGCGATTCCGCCCACCACCTTTAGCCCCGTGACGTCCCCGGTGGAATAGCTGGTTAGGATTGCGCAGCGGTAGCCATAACCCACTATACCGCCTACCATGTCACCACCCTGCACTGTTCCGGTGGCATTGCTCATAGCGATGGTAATCTCGTATAGGTTCCCCACCAGACCGCCGATATTCTGCCCGGTACCGGTGACATTTGCGGCCGAGGACAGGCCATTTGCACGAGCAATCCAGTCGTCCCAGACCGGGTAGCTGCCATTCGATGTCACTGTGTGGCCCGCAAATTCCGGGCCTTTGAGTCCACCAAACACACCCCCGATATTGGTGCGCCCGGAGACGACCCCGGAAGTGGAGCATCCCTGGATGATTATGCCCACCGGGGCATCGCCGGCCATCTCAACATCCCCAGTAGAACCCAGCGTGGTTTCAATATACCCGGCTACTATCCCCACCCAGTCCTGCCCGGTCACATTAGCATTGGTTATTTGTATGCCGCGCAGGTTAGGGATTTTGGCCGCATCGCTGAAATTGCAATAGCCAAACAGCCCGACATAATCGGTACGGTTGATCTTCAGCCCCGTAATTTCGAAACCGTTGCCGTCAAAAATACCAGTAAAGGGTGACGCTGCCGTCCCGATCGGCTCCCAGTTCGTGATGCCAGATAAATCGATATTGGCCAGCTGGACATAGTGACGGGACAAATTAGAGCGCATATTGGACAGCTGTGTGGCATTTCCCACCGGAGAACCCTTCACCATTTTCCCGGTCAGTCTCGCATCGGCAGCTATGCTCCCAGCCACACTACGCACAGTAATTTTTATTGCCGTCGCTTCCCCACCGGAGGATGCTGTTATTATGCCTGATACTTCCAGCATTTTTTAGCCCCCTAGTCCAGTGTGATTGTCAGTGCTCCCACAGCGAAATTAATCGTTTCTCCAGATGCCACCGCCTGGGGTGCACTCAAAGCCCCGTAGGCCAAGACATTTCCTTCACTAGCGGCGTCTGCGATAAAAAAGCCTACGATTGTTCCCCAGCTGGCAGTAGCCGCGGGGAAAGTGATCGGCGTGCCGTTGGCCTTGCTGCCGGACTCCGCTGCGGGGAAATTGGTGCTATCATTTACGACTGCCACCCGGGCATAACTGCCCCCTGACGGCTCTGTTGCTGCCGTTGAATCGGTTATAGCGGTAGTTGACAGCCCTATATAAACCGTCCCCGGCCGGGAGTAATCCCCGCCGCCCAAGACGTGATCCAGTACCTTATTTTCCAAATAATCAGAAAATGACATTCTACGCCCTCCCTACTTTAATAACCTCTGTGGCTGCCGGCTGGGTGCCGGTACCATCCCAGCGGATAACATACCCGCTATCATAGCTGGTGGTTCGTTCCAGCCAGGCTATATATGGCGCGCCTGTGGTTGCGACCTGTCCATCAGTGACCGTTCCGTCAAAGGCTATAGCAATATCCTTCACCCTGGCATTCACACCTACGGTAGCAAGATCAAACATTCGCGCTGGTGCGGCGAAGTCCATTTCTTCATCGTAGTCATAGACCTTCACCACGCCAGCACGGTTGATCACCTCCGCAATCCAAATTTCAGTAGGATCTTTAGAGAGATCCGGCCAGTTAACTGCCAGATCGATAGTCCCCATGGCCTCCGCAGAGGCCACCGTATAAACCTGCAGATTCTTTGTAACCCGTAAAATTTTCGCATACATCCGGGGATCGGCATTTTCGTAAATAGTCTGATTCAGCTTCTCTATCCGCGCCAGCAGACCGCTGGGTATGCTTCTCATTCCTCCAAATCCCCCTCCTCAGACACCAGCAATACAATAGATGTCTGGTAGATGTCTCTCGCCACCCGCTTCCATTTGAGCGTGGCCTCGATCATACCTATATAATATTTGCCCTGGGTTTCAAGTCGAAGGGGTTCCCCGGTGCTTTCTGCCAGATTGAGCATTTCCCTAACAGCTGGGTTTGCCAGCACATCTGCCGTGATAGTCCTTGCCCCGGTGCCAATAGTCTGTACATGGTGGGAACCCGAGAGCAGCTGTTTAACAACTTTAGTTGTCTTATAATTTGGAACGATTCCACCGACCAGATCGGTAATCACGGTTTCTTCGCTGTTTTTGAGTATCGCCACGCTAGGTCCTCCCCTCTACCGCAAACTTCTGCATCAGCTGATCCCATATCAAATCCACGGCTGCTACAAAGTCCCCATCGGCGGTCACGCCTTCTACGGTGATCTTGCCTTTTATCTCCATTTCTTGTTTCTGTTTTTCTCGCACCTGGTCGGCAGTCAATAGGTCTTTCTCCCGCTCTAGGTTTTTAAGAGGCTCTATGTCGATTCCGAATTTTCGACCGCCGAACCCCGGCACCCAATCGGGAATATCGACCTGTATCGTGTTCAAAGCCTCGATGATTTTATTGACCATACTGATAATATTGTTGACAAAGTTATAAATCACATCGACAATGGCGCCCCAGATATCGGTCAAGCCCTCTTTGAATGCGCTCCACTTGGTCAGCATCCAATCAACGACAAACAGGGTGGCGGTAAGCAGTATCTTAATATTACGTTCAAATAAGCCAGTGATGCCCTCCCAAAGCGAACTCCATACCCCCGTGACCAATTCTTTTAGTGAGGTGAATACCTCTATGATCGCGTCCTTCCAACCGGTGAACATCCCCTTAAGAAACTCCAGTCTCTCAGTCCAAGTCTCGACGAACTTCTCATACTGTTCCTTGATATATCCAAGGATCTTTGCCCATTTTTCTTTCAACCAGGCCGTAACTTTGTTGATCAGCTGCTGAAGAGCGACCCCAAAATCCGCTAGCATCTGCTTAGACTTTTCACCGTTTTCCTTCCAGCTGTTATAAATCCATACGATCGCTGCCCCCAAAGCCGCTATACCAGCTATTACCGCTACAACCGGCAAGGATATTGCTCCTATGGCTATAGACAATGTGCCAAGTAGTATCAACAACGGGCCTACAGCAGCTGCAAGTCCTCCCACGATAACGATGGCCTTTTTCATCTCCGGGCTTAGGTCACCGAATTTCTTCACAATGTCGTTTAGGTTGCCCAATAGTGGAGTTATTACTGGCAGTAGAACCTCACCTATGTCTGTACTTAAGTTCTTAATCTCTGTTGCAAAGGCTCTCATGCCCCCAGATGCACCATCAGCCTCCCGGGCAGCCTGTCCCTGAGCTGCACCTGTCTGTTCCATGATGAGGGCCAGGGTAGCAGCTTGCTTCGCCTGCAATTCAAGGGCTCCGGTACCATCATATATTCCCATTTCTAAAGCCTTTTGTTTAATCAAGGCGTCATTAGCGGCTATTCCATAGTTATCTAACATAGAGTTATTGCCTTTGAGCGCTCCAGTCAAAGCTCGGACCGCATCGGCTGTAGTGCCTCCATACATTGCAGTCAAGTCGCCGGCCAACTCAATCAGAGTCTGAGCTTGTTTCGCCGCCTCTTCCTCAGTCAACCCGCCGATATTCTGGAGCAGAGAACCCATCATGTTGGCATATTCCAAGGCCTCGCCTTCAGCGATACCATAGTAGCTGTCCAGATTGTCTGCCCACTGTTTTACCGAATCTGCTGCGCTCTTGAATATCTGGTCTGTTGCTCCCAGGGCATCCTGCAAGTCCGCTGCCATCTTAAACGATGCGGCCCCCACTGCTACTATTGGAGCAGTGACTGACATAGTCAGGTTTTTACCTATGCCGGTCATTTTGGCCCCAAAGTCCTTGAGGCTTGTTTGGGCTTTGTCAAGCTTGTCCTTTAGGTTATCACTGGCCTTCGCGGTTTCGCTGAGTTGCTTCTCAAAACCCTTCAACTCTTGTTCGGCCTTGGAGACCTCGCGCTGGAAAGCCCTATATTGCTCTTCGTTTATTTCTCCCTTGGCAAATTGCTCATTCACCTGCTGCTGGGCCGTCTTGAGTCGGTCTAGCTTTTCTTTGCTGTTCTCGACTGCCTCAGCAAGGATTTTCTGCTTCTGCGCGACCAATTCAGTATTGCCGGGGTCTAATTTCAGGAGGCGCTCAACTTGGCGGAGTTCGCCCTGTAAATCTCTTGATTTCTTATTGACATCCTCTAAAGCTTTATTGAGGGGCTGAACATCCGCCCCCAAAGTAATCGTTATACCCTTTATCTTGCCTGCCACTTTCTCACCACCTTTCGAGTAAAAAGAAAAGCACTCGCTTGAGTGCCTTAATCAGCATATTCCCATTTTAGTTTTGTTCCATCTGGCAATCGCCCTGCATGTTTTCTTTTCCCAGTACAAACCATTGATATTTTGCCCTGTGCAATATTGTACTTAAGCTCTGCTTGTCGTTGGCTCTCGAAATATTCTCCAGTAGTAATACAAACAACAGGATGCGATCTTGGATTTCTTGCTCCTTCATTTTTTATGTGTCTATATGTTTTATTCTCATCATAATTTTCAAGGTATCCCCATAGTAGAGGGGTGCCGTTTTTATCTTTACCGCATGAATGCCTTTCTCCTTGACAACATAGAACTAACGAACCTTGTGATATATTATAAGTTTTGGCCGCTTCCCATGTGCTGCGAAATATTTCGCCAGTATTAATACATATAACTTTCTTAGGCTCTTGAATATTAACGTTTTCTTTAAGTTTATATTCCCCGCCTTCTTCATAATAAGCAAATTGTAAATACTGTTGATATTTCTTACTAAAACAAGAAATTCTCTCGCCTTTACAGACCTTGCAGATTGCTTTTTTAGAAACACCATAATAGCCTGCAGCCTCAACCATACTTCCAAAAACTTTACCATCATTTTTACAGATCACTTTTACTGCAACTGGGCTGTAGGACCCTGTATTAGGAGGCAACTCTTTAAGGCTGTATTCTTTGCCTTCTTTATAGTAGGCAAACTGCAATCCTTTTACTGTTAATCGAGCACCTCTACAAACAGCTGAAATATCAGATTGAGATATATCATAATAATCAGCCGCTTTATTTATGGTGCCGAAGACCTTTTTGTCATTAATACAGATGACTTTCTTTGCCGAATAATGATTTACCCCACTGTTTTTTAGTGCTCTTTTCTTAATTACTTCCTTGCCCAATGGGGATAAAGCAAATTCTTTGGCTTTATTTGACAGCTTGCCCCTTGTTTCTTTATGGAGAGTTTTGTTTTTATGGCCTCCACTCTCAAAATTATATCCCTTTTTACGGTTAGTAGAATCGTAAATTTCTATCCATTTCTTTTCTCGTTCATCAATTTCCAATATGGAGCAATGTTCTATAACGCTAAACCTAAAATTTTTACGGCCATACTTTTTCCAAGCCCTTTGCAGATGTTCGTTTTTATGAACATTCCTCTCTAGTTGGTATTTATGGCTATATACCCTTTGCTTAAAACCCACAGTAGTCTGCCCAATATAAACCTTCCCATCAATTAAATTCTCAATTTTATATATAATGCCCCGTTTAACCATTCTTCCCTCGCTATAACATTGTTTTTGCTTATATTATATCATAGTGTTATCACCTTTACAATACCATGATAAACCAATATAATTACATCATAGGGGTGATTCTAATGACTATATCAAAAAATAAAACCAGAACGATTATTACTATCGAAAAGTCAGTTAAAGAAGAACTAACACGAATAGCAAAGGAAGAAAATAGAAGCTTAAACAATTTAATAGAAACAATCCTTAAGGAATATCTCGCAAATAAAAACTAAAGGAGGTATTGTAATGACACAGGGACAAAAACAAGACAAATGGGAGCCGTGCCCTCGCTGCGGCTCTAAGCGTGTCCAATCTCGAGGCGGATGTTTCTTCTCTGTTCTCGGTTTCTGCTTATTTGGTATAAGTATTTGGCTGCTGATAATTCCGCCTGTCGGAATCGCAGGAATTATTATTGGTCTGCTGCTCATGGTTATATCTCCATTTGCAAAAAACCAGTTACAATGCCAGGACTGCCATAAGACTTGGAAGTATCCATACCCTCAAGACTAACTAAAAACTATCAAAGTCGGATTGATTAGCCTGTCTTACAGTGTCTCTTTCTTCTTGTTGTGCTGCGTATATATGCACAAATTTAACCAGGTCGCAGACCCGGAACATATTTATCTCATCAAAAGTCAGACCCATCTTTTTCCCTACAACTAAAAGTTGCAGATCCATTCGTTCCGGTGGGTCTGACTCGGTGTCTGTTGCTTCTCCGTTACTTTCTGCCTCCACGAAAAAAGCCGTCGGTGGCCTCCTCGATCACCGCGGTCATTATGTCGGCATCGGCAAAGTCAAAGGAGTCCATGCCCGATAACCACGCCTCAAAGCTGGGGAATCCTTTGGCATCGTCGGCTTTAGCCATCGCCCAGATCAGCTGCAGAAACTTGATGGCATCGAACTGACTAGGATCGTCGGCCATGTTCTGCATTGATATAAGATCACCGATCAGGTCGGCTTTGAACTCTTGTCTGTAATAAAGCAGGGCCAAGGGAGTAGCCCTGACCCTTATCTGTTTTTCACCTATTGTTATCTCGCGCATGCTTTAATCCCCCACTGTCAAGATTACGGTGACTGCATTCCCCTGGGCAAATTCAATCAGTATAGTGTGGTCGCCATTGTCCAGAGTGTCGATGTAGGCATTGGCCAGAGTAACATCTACTCCAGTGATGGATAGATGAGCAAATCCAACCGGTACACCGTCCATGTAAACGCTCTTGACTGCGTTAGTAAGACTGGTTGACGTCACAGCGATTGTCACGTCATCTGCTGCGGCCTTGCTGAAGGGATCAGGATTGTCCGCTGTGTTGGTCACTGCGTCCTCCAGATAGACTGCGCTGAAGAATGTGTCGTAGCCGGTGTTGCCCTGCAGGACCTTTGCCCTCACGTTGCCGGTGTCGGTCGCCGGTCTGGCCTCGATTTCCAGCGTCTCAGACTTCGGTTCCTTGGTGTTGGATCTGGTAGTACCCTCAATATTAGGCCGGTTTGCCAGCACATTATATAGGACGTGGCGAGTCTTTTTGGCGTCCCCATCAAACTCGAACATAAGCGCGAACCGTTTCACGGCAGCGTTGGCGTTCTCAATGATCGCGCCGTTTTTATCAATGGTATCCCCCAATATATCAGTGCGAAAACTATCAGGGATAAGTGCCATCTCCAGGCTCCCGTCATAACCATTGTTTACATTCTCAGCAAAATAATCTTCCATGTCATCAGCGGCAAACTTAACTTTTTCTCCCACAGGAGATAGGGTCAGATTCACCGCACCCGGAATATGCACCGGGGTGCCGTAGCTTGGTATGTTATTGGTCAGAGTGATGGGCGCGTAGTAAACATTTTTCAAGCCGTATTTTACTTTGTTGGACATTTTTCAATCCTCCTTAAATCTCGTAAAGAACCTGATACAGGCCCTCGGATTCGATATATGTTTCAGTCTTGTCCCAATAAATATCGTTGGTATCAAATAATTCTTCGATCTGCTTTTCGTTGGCCGGGTCCTTTATTGTCGTATATAACTCCACTTGGTAGTTCGGAATTTCCTTATGCACCTTGTTATCAGCGCCGAAATTGCTGGAGTAAGCAAATAGATAAACGATATACGGCGGCTCTGGAGGCGTTTTGAAGTGATGGTAGGCCACCGGCAGCCCGGTAGACTTAAGCAAGTTAAACAATGTCACTTCATCCACGTTTGATCGCCTCCTCTACCTCGGCTACAAAATCTTGTATAACTTGTTCTTCAGCCGGTCTAATATGAGGAATCCCAGCCACTCGGCCGCCTCCTCGTTTGGCATGGCCGTACTCAAGCAAGTGCGTCAGCCGATAGTGTGGAGCCTTCGCGTGGATAATACGGCGGTGTGGTTGGCCAACTGCCTTTTCGGTTTTCATGGCCCAGGACTTGGCGTAGTTGCCGTACCGCTTCGGGGATGTTTGCTTGAGCCGATTGACCGCCTCCTTGCCGATTCGTTCACTGCTGGCGTTGACCCTTTCTACTACGTCCTGAGAATATTCGGCCAGGCCCTTTGCTATCTCGGCGGCCAGCTGGTCTACTGATACGTTAGCCATATCTACCACCCCACAAACGCAGCGAGCAGGGCCGCTTGGTATGCTGCTCTATCTTCCGCTGTCATGGTTACGTTTTCGTCAGCCAGGATGGTTTCAACAAGGGCTTTAAGGTCTTGTACCAGTTGGTGGTCTATTAATTTTACGCTGCCAATTTCGTCAGCCAGGATAC